ATTTCAAGTCAATAACGGATGGTCAAGTGGTGATGGAGGAAGTCTTGAAGAATTTGGAAAGTCATATGGATGGTTGTTCAATTCCAAACTGGTTTCTGACTTTGAAGGAATCTGCATAGATGCAGTCTGGGACTTACCAGTTTATCAGTTTTTGAATGACTTGTCCTACTTGAAGATGAAGAGAGAGATTGACAATGAGCAACAACAAAAGATAATGAACAAAAATAAATTGAATGGCAGATAATCAAACGGCAAGACAGAAGTTGCTCTTGACAGATGGATTTCTTGATGACCAGAAAGCAGAAACTCTGAAGAAGGTCTTGGAAGATGGAATCAATGATGTCATGTTAAAGTCTGCAAAAAAGTTTGTTGATGTATGGAAGAGAGTGGTGAAGGAGAATAAGATTGTTGCATCTGGAAACATAGAATCCAATCTTGTGATTCTTCCACCAGAGAATGAGAATGGTGTGACAACTCTTGAAATTGAGTTGCCATACTATGCAAAGTTTCAAGACAGAGGGGTGAAGGGATTGAAGAAAGACCCAGCACCAAATTCACCATACTTCTTCAAGACATGGGGAATGAGCAAGGAAGGTCAAGATTCTGTCAGAGAATGGTTGCAGACATCCAAAGGAAAGGTCTCTTCTTCAGATGCTCAAAAGAGTCAATTTGGAAGCGAGACCAAGTTCAAGAAGATTGCAGACAGAGATTCAACTTTGAGACAAGCCATTGCTGGAATAAAAGCAGGAGGAATCAAGACAAGGAACTTCATTGACCCAATTGTTGAAGAAGCATTTGGTGAAATAGGGAAGGATGTTGCAGTTGTCTATGGTGACAAAGTATTAATTCAAATATTTAGAAAATGAGCATAGTATCACTTATCAATCCATCTGGTGAGATATCAGTTCAAGATGCATTGTGGTCAATTGCAACATCAAACAATTCTGGTCAGACAGACTTCAAATATGTCTTTGATGTATTTGTCAATGGTGTGCAATTGGTGAGGACAAAGATATTCCCAGAACCAACAAATGGCAAAGGATATTTTGATGCAAGTCAAGTGGTCAGAAATGAAATCACATTTGATTGGTTCACACCAGTATCAACTACACAACCAGAATGTCTTCTTGCACAACCATCTCCATCTGGAGAAGTTGCAGTCACATACAACATCAGAGTTGGAGAAGATTATTCTGGACTGACTACATTGAACATGGCAAGTGGAAACATCACTGCATACAATTGGACTCCATCACTATTCAAGAGAAGACAACAGACAACATCTGTTTTTGACTTCAAATACTTGACAAACAGACCCAAGTCATGCAAGGCAAAGTTGACTGACAAAGTCCTTGTACCATTCAAGGGAATTGCTGGTCAGACTTATGTCATCAGATTCAGAGCATACAACCAAAGCAATGCTTTAATCAATACTTATTCAACTGCAACAAATCTTACAATCACATCAAGCAACAGATGGTTGCAACTTGACATTGGAGCAACTGCCATGAACAATTCTTTTGGAAGCAATGTCTTGACAAGTTCTGTCAAATACTATGATGTTTATCTGATTAATGGTGGAGCAGAATCAGAAGCATTCAGAGTTTATCTTGATTGCAATCCATTGTATGAGACAATCAATCTTCACTTCATCAATCAGTATGGAATGTTTGATACTGCAAGATTTGGTCTTGCTTCCAGATTGACCATGAATGTGGAGAAGAAAGACTTCACGAAAAGAGAATATTCTTTTGGAGCATCTTCTGTCAATTACTATGATGCAAACAAGGTGTATGGTGAATCAGTCATTAATTATGGAAGCAAAGCCAATTGGAACTATAAGTTAACAATGGACTTTCCCACAGATGAAGAATACATCTGGATGTCTGAACTGATTGTATCTCCACAAATCTATGCAGAAATTGATGGAGACTTTTATCCAGTAAGCATTAGACAAAACAATTATGAGTATTCAAAATACCAGAATAACAGATTGAGACAATTGGAAATTGAAATTGAAATGAACCAACAAAGAAACGGATTCAGAAGATGACAAGACTATTCATAGAAGACCAAGAACTGGACATCACCAAAGACTTCAGTCAGCAAATCACATTTGCAGTTGATGACTTGAACAATGTTGATTCCAAGTCCACATCATTCACCAAGACAATTGTTTTGTCTGGGACTGCCAACAACAACAAGTTGCTTGGTAATATATTTGAATTTGCCAATTCCAATTTCACCATTGATTCACAAAGGAATGTTGGTTACAATTTTAATGCATCAAAGTCAGCAAAAGCAAGGATTGAAGTGAATGGTCTTCCAGTGATGAAGGGAGTGTTGAGACTTCTGGAAATCATCATTGATGGGAACATGGTTGAATATGAAGTTGCTCTCTTTGGTGAACTTGGTGGATTCTTCAATTCACTTGGCTCAAAGAAATTAACAGACCTTGACTTCAGTGAATATAATCACACATACAACACAAACAACATTGAAGACTCTTGGACAAATCAAGGTAGTGGATATTTTTATCCATTGATTGACTATGGAAATACAAGTCCATCCAATGACCCTAATTTCTTTAAGAAGAGTTTCTACTTCACTGCATTCAGACCAGCATTCTTTGTCAGAGAATACATGGACAAGATAATCACTGGAAGTGGTTATACTTGGGAATCACCATTCATGGAAACTGACTATTTCAAGTCTTTGATAATTCCAAACAATCAATCAAGATTGAAGTTCAACAGAGGATTGATATTTGAATCCAGACTTCTTGGAAGTTACATATTGAGTGATACACTGACACATTCATCAATCTACACAGACCTATTCACCAATTCTGGGAATGAGGTCTTCACTTATACACCATCAACTGCATTTGCTGGTTCAATCAATGTGTCTTTGAGGGGAACATACACCATCACCAATTCAGATGTCAATGACTTTACTTCAAGATTTGCATTTGCAACAATGAGAATCTACAAGAATGGTTCATTGTTCTATGAAGACCAGACAAAAGTCATTGGTGGATTCTCTACAACTTTTGGAATATCAACTCCACCATCATACAACTTTGCATTGAGATGGGTTGGTATACCAATTACCTTTGCACAAAACAATACATTTGAAATCAAGTTTGAATTGTTTTCATCTAATGGAGCAGTCATCAATGTAGTATTGTCCAATTCTGGAATGGGCATCACAACAGAGAATCCAATTCTTGTGTCTGCTCAATATGGAGATGATTTGATTGTCAATGGTACACTTCCAGCGAATGTATTCCAGAAGGACTTCTTTTCTTCCATCTTAAAGATGTTTAATCTGATGGTGACAGAAGACAAGTACCTTGAGAAGCATCTTGTCATTGAACCATACATTGATTTCTATGACACAGATTCAAGCACATTTATTGATTGGTCTGACAACATTGACAGAAGCAAACCAATCAAAATAAAACCAATGGCAGAACTGAATGCCAGATATTATCAGTTCAAATTTAAGCAAGATTCTGACTACTATAATGAGGAGTATCGGAAGAAATATGCAGAAGGATATGGAGACAGAATCTATGACAACAACTATGAATTCACCAAGAACACAGACACAACAGAAGTCATCTTCTCTCAATCTGTCTTGACTGGATTCACAGACAATGACAAGGTCTTTCCATCCATCTTTAAAAGAAACAATGGAACAGAAGAAATGATTGAACACAACATCAGAATCATGTTCACCAAGAGATTCACTGGAAGAACTGCATGGAAGATTTATGACCAATTTGCAAATCAACTTGCAGAATTCACTGCCTATGGATATGCTGGTCATGTCAATGACCCATACACACCATACAATGACTTAAACTTTGGTGTACCAAAGGAACTCTTCTTTGATGCACAATCTGGTATTCTATTCAGAAACTTATTCAACATTTTTTATTCATCATACTTTGCAGAAATCACAGACAAGGATTCAAGAATTGTGACTTGCTCCATCAATTTAAGTGAGAAGCAAATCTTCAATCTTGACTTTGGAAAATTCATCTGGTTTGATGGTGTACTTTATAGACTGCAAAAAGTGATTGATTATTCAGATGGAGAGATTTGTCAAGTGGAGTTGTTGAGGACTTTGTACACACAATATGATTCACCATATTATGAAAGATATAATCTTGGAGATGAATTGAATGGTGGATACATTGTCTACATTGATGGTTCTGGAAGACATGGATTGATTGCTCCAAATTATGATGATGTTGAACAAGCAATTCAATTCAATTGGGGAGGAGCAGTTGCATATTGTGACTCATTTACTTCTGGTGGATTTTCAGACTGGAGAATTGGAACAAAAGATGAATACAATTTAATAAATCCAAATCGTTCATTTATTCCAAATTTTATTGATGGTCAAGCAGTATGGACTGGAACAGAAACAAGTTCAACATCTGCATATTTTTACAGATTAGATGGTTCTGTTGATGGTTCTGGTGGAGACAACAAATCAAATTCTTATTATGCACTACCAATAAAATCATTCTAATGATAATAAAATACTTTGATGAATTTGAAGGAGAATTCATTGACATAACTGGAACAACTGGTCAAGGTCTTGAATATGGAGCAAGTGGATGGACTCAAACAAGCAAGTCTGCATACAAGTCATTTGTTGGAGAGTTGTCACAGAGTGGTGGTTCTGCACCATCACTAACAACATTCTTCAATAATACTGGAGCAACTTTCACCATCACCAGAGATGGTGCTGGACAATACAGACTTCAATCAAACATCTCAATCTTTGTCAAGACAGAGATGTGGTGGTACATTGGCAACAATCAGTTAACAGAAAATCCATACACTTTTCAAGCATTGTATTTATCATCAACACAGATGCAGATAAATTCATTTAAGGGAGCAACACTAGAGGATGATGCTCTTGAACACACATCTTTTGAATTTAGAAAATATTAAACTATGGCAGACCAAACAAGAGAAGTCGGAATTAAACTCACATTTGATGGGAAACAAGCAGAGAAGTCTGTTGGTCAAATGAAGACAGAGTTGGGGAAAGCAAACAAAGAACTTGCAGATGCAGTCAAGAACTTTGGTGAGTTAAGTGAAGAAGCAAAACAAGCAGAAGAACAAGTCAAACTTCTCAATGATGAATTGAAGCAGACTGGAGACACTGCTGATGAAATTGGGAACAAGCCAACATTCACACCACTAAAGAAGCAATTGAAGGAAGCACAGATTGAACTTCAAAAGATGCAATCTGAATTTGGTGAATTCTCAACTGAAGCAATTCAAGCAGCAAAGAGAGTTGGAGAACTTAAAGACCAGATTGATGACACCAAAGGACTTGTTGATGCATTCAATCCAGAAGCAAAGTTCAGAGCATTTGGTGGAGCATTGCAAGGAGTTGTGGGTGGATTCACTGCTCTTCAAGGTGGACTTGCTCTTGCTGGTGTTGAATCAGAAGAGACAGAGAAAGCATTGCTAAAGGTACAAGGAGCATTGGCATTGTCTCAAGGAATTGATTCTGTTCTTGAATCAGTGGATGCATTCAAGAGACTTGGAGCAGTGTTGAAGAGTTTCACAATTATTCAAAAACTTGTGACTGCTGCACAATACTTGTGGAATCTTGCAGTATCAGCAAATCCAATTGGAGCATTGGTTCTTGCCATTACGGCATTGATTGCTGGTGGTGCTGCATTGATTAAGTTCTTCCAGAATTCATCCAAAGAAGCAAAAGCAAATGAGACTGCAATCAAGAACAATTCAAAAGCATTAAAGGAGCAAACTGTAACTTATGAGAAGAACTCAAAAGAACTTGACAGAAATCAGAAGTTAAAACTTGATTTGGCAAAAGCAAATGGAGAGTCAACCAAAGCAATCAGAGAATTGGAGTTGAAGTTGATTGATGAAAAGATTGCATTTGCACAAGCATCCAGAGAGACTGCAAGAAACACACTGGAGAAGAACAAGAATGCTCTTGCAACATTGAAAGCAAATGGAGCATCTGATGAACTGATAAAAAAACAGAAAGAAGTAACAGATAATTCACTTGCAGAATTGAACAAACAGACAGACAATCTGAACAATGCCACAAGTGAGAAGAAGGATATCATCAACAAGCAATCTGTTGAAGTTGCAGCAGAACAGAAGAAAGCAAATGATGATGCAAAGAAGAAGAGAGAAGAAGACAACAAGGACAGAGCAGACAAAGCAAAGGAAGCAAGGGAAAAAGCAAAGCAAGATGAACAAGCACTTGCAAAAGAATTGAAAACATTGCAAGATGAATTGTTCTTGCTTACAATCAAGGATGAAACAGAGAGAGCAAAGAAGAGAATTGACCTTGATTTGAAGTCAAGGATTGAAGCAATCAATTCAACAAAAGCATCAGAAGAAACCAAGAGAAAACTGATTGCAGAAGAAGAGAAGAAAGCAGATGGACAGAAGAAGACTTTGGATGAAGAAAAGCAAAAGAAGATTCTTGACCAAGAAGAGAAGTTCCAGATTGAACTTTCAAATGCAGTTGCTCAAAATAGAATCAATGGTGAGAAGGATGCCAGAGTCAAAGAACTTCTTGCATTGGAAGAGACTGCATTCCAGAAAAGACAAACCATTCTGAACAATGAGACAACCACATCAGAGCAAAAAAAGTTGTTGATTGCACAAGCATTGATTGAGGAGCAAAGATTGAAGAATGAACTTGAAGAGAAGTTTGCAAAAGAGGATGCAACAAAGAAGATTGCTAAACTTGAAGAAACTGCAAAGGATGTCACACTTGCAAAGGAGACAAGACTTCAAGCCATTACAGATGAAGAGAATCTTCTCAAACAACAATTTGAAAAAAATCAAATAATTGAAGAAGAATACAACAAGAAACTCAAGCAGTTATCAACAGACAGAATCAACATTGATATTGCTGAAGCAGAAGCAAGAGCAAGAATTGCTGCACAAATTGGAGACATTGCAGTTGGTCTTGTTAACTTGATTAAGTCAACAAATGAGAAATCAAAAGGACTTGCTATTGCATCATTGATTGTGGAACAAGCATCAGCAGTTGCAAAAATTATTACCAATACACAAGTTGCAAATCTTAAAGCAACTGCATTGCTTGGACCAGCAGCAGCACCAGAGATTGTGAGGAATAACATCATGGCTGGAATTTCAATTGCAACTGCAATTGCATCTGTTGTCAAGGGAATTAATCAAATAAAATCTGCATCACCATCTGGAGGTGGTGGTGGAGGAGGAGCAGCACCAAGTATGAGTGGTGGAGGAGGAGCAGTTGTTCCACCATTACCACCACAACAAGAACAGACATTGTTGAATCAAGGACAAGTCAATGAGATTGGTTCAGCAACATCTCGTGCTTATGTGGTTGAATCAGATGTCAGTGGAAATCAAGAAAGAATTCAAAGAATAAACAGAGCAGCAAGAATCAGTTAAAATTTAAAATTATGAAAATACCAATCTATGAGTTGAAAATCTCTGAAGAGATGAATGAAGAATCAGAAGTCCAAGCCATTGCCATTGTTGACTTTCCAGCCATTAAAAAAGAGTTCCTTGTCTTCAATGAACAATTTGCAGAAGGGATGCCACACTACACAAAGGATGGAAAATTGTGGACTGGAGAAACACACAAAGATGCAGATGGAAGATTGATGACTGGAGCAACACACACACCAGAAAGTGAATACTTATATCATGAAGGTGAATTGCCAACATTACAAGAGATGCAAAGATTCTCCATTGTGAATGAAGACAAGAGAATCATCTCTGGAGCATTAATGATTGCAGAAGAATTGATATATCGCAACAATGAATCAATGGGTGAACACTATGTCAAGTTTTCTGCTGACACAATCAAAGCCATTGCAATCAAGTTTGCAAAGAAGCAGTACAACCAGAATGTGAATCTGATGCATGACCCTAAACAAAAAGTTGAAGGTGTGACCATGTTTGAATCTTGGTTGACAGATTCAGAGAGGGGAATCTTGCCAATGAAAGGATTTGAGAATGTTCCAGATGGTTCATGGTTCGGTTCATTTTATGTGGAGAATGATGAAGTCTGGAAGTCTGTCAAGTCTGGAGACTACAAAGGATTTTCTGTTGAAGGGATGTTTGAATATGACAAGCCAATGAGCATGGAAGAAAACACTTTGAAGAAGATTGAAAAATTGTTAAATGAAATAATCACAGATTAAAACCACTACACAATATGAAGGCAAAAGAAATCATTGAAAACTTGAGATTGGCATTCAACGAAATGGTCAATCAAACACAACAGAAATTCATTGATGCTATGTTGAAAGACGGCACAATGGTATCTGTCACAGAACTTGCAATCGGTGGAATTGTCACCATTGATGGAATACCAGCACCAACTGGAGAGCATATTCTTGAGGATGGAACAACAATTGTTCTTGGAGACAATGGAGCAATCACTGAAATCAAACCAGCAGAACCAACTTCTCAAGTTGAAATTGAAGTTGAAGGAAAGAAAGAAGAAGACATGACTGCAAAGTTTTCTGCATTTGAGACATCAACTCTTGAGAAGTTTTCTTCTTATGAGGAGAAGTTCAAACAATATGAGCAAAGATTTGCAGACTATGAAACCAAGTTAAACAATGCTCACAAAGTGATTGGTCTTCTTAAAGATTTGACACAACAACTTGCAGATTCACCAACTGGAGAAGTTGATGAAGCAGTAAAGTCAAGCAACACTTTTGCAACCAAAGAAAAGAAAGAAAATTCATACGATATCCTATTCAGTAAAAAATAATTAAACCAAAGACAAATGTCATTATCATTAGGCACATTGAGTGCATACACAAAACAACTGGTTCAACCACTTTTGACTTCAGCAGTGATTGAAGCAAAGACACAACAACTTATCATGGATGGTGGAATTGTGATTCCAAATGCCAAGTCTGTTGTAGCAGTTCCTATCATGGACACTGATGCAGTATTCCAAAGTGATTCATGTTCATGGAATCCTTCTGGAACAACTTCTTTCACACAGAGAACAATCACTGTTGGAAAGATTAAAGTTGAAGAGAGCATCTGTCCAAAAGATTTGGAAGCATACTTCACACAAGAAGCATTGAAGCAAGGAAGCACATATGAGGACTTCGGTAATGCTGAATTCCAAGCAGCATTTCTTGCTAAAAAGAATTTAAGAATTGCAGCACAAATTGAGACATCATTGTGGCAAGGTGACATCACTGGTTCTGGTGGAGCAAACTTGAACAAGTTTGATGGTCTTATCAAGTTGATTGATGGTGGTTCACCAGTAGATGCGAATGTATCTGGATTCACTGGAGTAGCAACCATCACCACAATCACTGGTTCAAATGTAGTTGCTGCAACAGAAGGTATCTACAAAGCAATTCCAGCAGCAGTAATGGCAAAAGGAGATGTGAAGATATTTGTTGGAAATGATTGGTATCGTTTACTTATCATGGCTTACAGAGCATTGAACTTATTCTCTTACAATCCACAAGATGCGAATGCAAGTTCTTTCATCTTACCAGCAACAAACATTGAAATCATTTCAACAAATGGATTGAATGGAACTGGAGATGCTTATGCAATCAGTTTGTCAAACATGGCAATGGCAGTTGACCTTGAAGCAGAAGAAGAAAACTACACCATGTGGTATAGCAAAGACAATGGTGACGTGCGTTTCAGAGTTGCTTTCAAAATCGGAGTGAATGTCGGCATAACTTCGGAAGCGGTGAAATTCAAAGCAGCAATCTAATTTCAAAAACATGAGAGAGACTTCGGTCTCTCTCTCTTAAATAAAATACAATGAGTTGTGCAATTACATCTGGATATTCAATTGAATGTCGTGAATCGGTTGGTGGAATAGAAACCATCTACCTTATTGAAAATGAATACTTGTATGATGCAAGTGGAGTATCTCGTGTGACTTCAGTTTCTGGAGTTGTTACTGCATTGACTAAAGATACTGGAAAGAAGTTCTGGAAGTTTGAAGTTCCAAGAGCAACATCAACTGCAAACAATGGTATCACTTCATCCATTGAGAATGGAACTTTCTTCTTTACACATCAAGTCATCTTCCCAATCAACTCTCGTTCAGCAGATGTGAGAAACATTGTGACAACACTTGCAAAGAACAGATTGACCTTTGTGACTAAAGAAGGAGATGGAACTTTCAGAATGTATGGCAAAGAATTTGGTCTTCAACTTGAGAGTACAGAAGCGGGAAGTGGAACTGCTCTTGCAGATAGGAATGGTTACTTGTTGACCTTCTCAAGTCAAGAGAGAGAAGACTTCTTGGTTGTTCCAGCAAACATAGCAGCAAATTTAGAGGTAGTCGGATAATCCAATAATCTTCAAAAACAAAAAGCCACCAAGACCAAGTGTATTGGTGGTTTTTTTAATTTTATGATAACACTAAACAAAGGAGAAACACAGACAATCTTTTTTACTGCAACGGAAAAATGTTCCCTTGCAAATCCTTATTTTTACTTTGTTTTTCAGAACAGAATCACACAAGAGATTGTTCAATTTGGAGTGACCAATGCAAGTAGTGATGAAAGATATGACAAGTTTTCTCTGGTGGTGAATTCAAAGTTCTTGAATAGTGAGACTGGATTCTGGACATATTCAATTTATGAGACAATAACATTGACTCAAAACTTTGACTATGAGAATTCTGCTCCAGTTGAAATCGGTTTCATGTACTTAAACCCAGCGACAGAGTATGCTCCAACATCATACAATCAACAATCAAATACATTCGTGACTTACAATGGATAATACATACCAACATATCACACTGCAATTTGACCAAGCCAAGCAACCAAAGTTTGAGGAGAAGAAAGGAAAGAACTATATTGAATTTGGCAAGGACAACAACTATCCAAACTACCTTCTTGATTTGTTCAATGAATCACCAAAGCATTCAGCCATTGTAAAATCAAAAAGCAATTATGTTTTCGGTTCGGGATTTGAAGACAAAGGAGTTGCAAATACACTTGGAGAGAATTGGAATGACATCTTGAGAAGATGCATCATGGACGATGAACTTTACAGAGGATACTATCTTCAAGTAATCTGGAACAGACTGGGAAAGATTAGTGATGTATTTCACATTGAATTCCACAAGGTGAGAGTGAGCAAAGACTTGCAGACATTCTATGTCAAGAATGACTGGATGGACATGAGAGAAAAGGCAAGAGAATATCCAGCATTCAATCAATTGAATCCAACTGGTTCACAGATATTCTACTATAAAGAATACAATCCTTCTTCTGAATACTATCCACTTCCATCATACTTTGCTTGTCTGAATTATCTTGAAGCAGACATTCAGATTTCAAGACACATTCTTGGGAATGCCAATCGCCAGTGGGTGTCTTCAAAACTTGTCAATCTTAACAATGGAGACCCACTTAATGAAGAGAAGAGAGGAGAAGTTGAGAAGGGACTCTTGAAGAAGTTTACTGGAAGTGAAGGTCAGAGAGTGGTCATCATGTTCAACAAGAGCAAAGAGAATTCAGCAGAGATAGTTGACTTGGGAACAACACAATTGACAAAGGAAGACTTCACCAATGTCAACAATCTTGTGCAACAAGAAATCTATGCTGGACATCAGATTGTTTCTCCTTCACTTATGGGAGTGAAGACAGAAGGACAACTCGGTGGAAGAACAGAGATTCGTGATGCTTATGAGATATTCAATAACACATACATCAAGAACAGACAGATAAACTTCAACAACATATTCACCAACTTGAGAAATCTCAAAGGAGAGCAAGGAGAGTTTGTGATTCAACCAGTTGAACCATTGAAGTTTGAATTCACAGAAGCAATCATGAGTCAGAATCTTTCAAAGGATGAAATCAGACAATTGATGGGTCGTGAACCATTGGATTCTTCAATCAAGACACAAGCACAAATCATCTCTGATAATATCAATGCATTGTCTCCACTTGTGGCAAACAAGGTCTTGGAATCAATGTCTCCAGATGAAATCAGAAGTCTTGCTGGTCTTGTTCCAAAAGTAGAAGTTGGACAACTTCCATCTGGACAACTTCCTTCTGGTGAAGTACCAGTTCAAGCAAATGAGTCAATCAAGAACTTAACTGGAAGACAATACCAGAATGTCATGAGGATTGTGAGACAATTTGGAAATGGCAAACTAACAAAAGAACAAGCATCTCTGATGTTGAAGAATGGATTTGGATTCACAGATTCTGATGTCAACACATTTCTTGGAATTGATGCAGACCCTTTGACAGAAGATGAAGTTCAGAAGTTCAGCATGAATCCAGATGACAGAATCATCTTTGAATTCTCACAATGTGGAGATGACAGAAGTCTCTACCAGATTGAGAAGTCAGAATCATTCATGGGTTTTGCTTATGAGTTGACAACTGATGAAGCAAATGTACTTGGAGAAATTACAAAGGACAAGAACATCACACCAGACATTCTTGCCAATGTGCTAAAGATTGACAAGCCAGTTGTTGAAGATATCATCAAAAGATTGACAGACAACAAAATCATCAAAGTTGTTCCATCAAAAGTGAACATCAGTCCATCTTATGATGTGTTGAAACCAATCTCTGAATTGGATGGTAAGAATTCAAAGAGGACAGAGTTGTTGATTCGTTATTCATACGAGTGGAGAGATATTGTACCTTATGGAGAAAGGAATTCACCAGACCATCCTTCAAGAGCATTCTGTCAGAAGATGATGGACTTGAGCAAGACAAGAATGTGGAGCAGAAGTGACATTGAGCAGATATCTGCAAGACTTGGTTATTCAGTTTTTGACAGAGTTGGTGGTTGGTGGAATTCACCAATCAATCCAAACAAAGAACAATGCCGTCATGAATGGCAATCTCACATTGTTAAAAAGATATCATGAGCAAGAACATATTATTCTTAACAGAGCAGACATTTAAAGAAAGAACTGGAGCATCAAATTCAATTGATGGCAAACAGATTTTCCCAATGATAAAAGTTGCTGGTGATATGTACATTCAACCAGCACTTGGTTCAAGATTATACAGAAGACTTCAAGATGGTGTTGAAGTTGGAAACTTAACAGCCAATGAAATCACATTGATAAATGAATACATTACAGACACATTGATTTGGTATACCATGTCAATGCTTCCTATGACAATGGGTTTCCAATTATTCAGCAAAGGATTCCTTCAGAAGACATCAGAAGAAAGTTCTGCACCATCAAGAGGGAACTTGGAATTGATTGAAGAGAGATACAAGTCACTTGCTGAATTCTACAAGACCAGAATGATAAAATATCTTCAAGAGAATTATGTTCTGTTTTTTGAGTATTACAACACTGGTTCTGGATGGGATGTGATTGAACCAGAAGACAAAGCATACACTTGTCCAATCTATCTTGGAGACACAACACAACCAGAAAATCCGAAATACTATTCATCAACAAGTGGAGCATCATATCCACAGATTGCATACTACACTGCAACTGGTGGAGAGTCAACATTCAATGTTGCAGTTCTTGTTGGAAGGACTCCATTGGTTGCAACAAGAGGAGGATTGACAAAGACCATCACAACTTCTCCAACTGCTGACACTGGATTCCTTCAGATTGTCAATGGTGTGATAACACTTCCAACTGGAGACATTGCAATGGCTGGTGAGTTGTTTACATTCTTATACAATTAAAAATATGAGTAAAGGATACAAGCAAGAGTACATCCAAAAAGTTAAAGCAAAATTCAATGACGTACAATCAAATCGTGGACAAAATACAAACACTTCTGGAAAGTCATCCAATGATAAAAGAAGTGAGATTCAGCAGTCCAGCAGAGTGGTTGTTCAGAGATAATCAACCAGTCTTTCCATCTGCAAACTTTGTCATCAATTCTGGTGGATTGAATGTAGGTAGGGAGATGACATATTCAACAAGATTCTGGTTCTTGGACAAGAGTGGAGTTGAAGGAGAATTTGAGACTGATGTGATAAGTGACCAACATCAGATTGCCAATGACATCATTGCACAATTGAGAAAGGACATCACCATCAGCATTGACACCAACATCACATGGAATGCAATTTCAGAGAAGTTTGAAGACTATCTTTCTGGAGTAGAATTCACAATCACAATTTCAACAACAGACCAATATCAACTATGCAGTTTACCAAGTTAATTGTTACCATTTGTCTTGTCTTCATTGCACAAGTCACCATTGGACAAGTTTACCAATTGATGCCACAATATGGATACCAAGCAGCAAGAATGGCATTTGATTCCACAATTCAGATTCCAACTTTTTGTGGTGTGCCAACATTGAAGTCAGTTCAATTCGTTACCAAGAAAGGAGCAATTGCATTTGATTCTTGCAACAATAGATTCTACACATACAATCCAAAGACATTGACATGGTCACAAGTGAGTGGTGGTGGTGGTTCAACAGATACAACAAGTCTGTCAAACAGAATAAACTTGAAGATTGATTCATTGAAGAGAAGAACAGATTCTGTTTTTGGATATAGAAATGGAACAGAAGTTTTTCAATTTAAAGATTCTGTTGGTTCTGCAAGTGATACATCCAAAGTTGTGATTGCACAAGTTCACAATGCAACTGGAACTATTCTTCAGAGAGGAGAAGTTGTGTATTTGTCTGGAGCAAGTGGTGATGTGGCATCAGTCAAAAGAGCAAACAACAAGCAAGACTCCACATCATCCAAGACATTTGGAATTGTAAGAAGAGACATTGCAATTGGTGGAACTGGATTTGTAACAACACAAGGACAGATTGAGAAGTTGAATCTTGGTTCATTTACTACTGGAGACATCTTATGGTTGGATTCTATTGATGGACAATTCACAAAGGTAGTTCCACAAGCACCATATCATGCAGTCTTTCTTGGAGTTGTAGAGAGAGCAAATAACGGAAACGGAATTGCTTATGTGAAGCCACAGAACGGATTGGAAATTTCAGAACTTCATGATGTGCAAATCAATGGCAAATTGAACAATCAAGTTCTTGTGTATTCAGACACACAAAAAGTCTGGAAGAACAGAAGCATCTATACAATTGTTGACACAACATCATTGTCTTCCAGAATCAACACAAAGTTGAATGCAAGTGATACTTCATCATTGTCTTCAAGAATCAATGCAAAGTTATCTGCATCTGATACAATAAGTCTGTCCAATAGAATCAATTCAAAATTGTCTGCATCAGACACATTGAGTCTTTCTTCCAGAATCAATCTGAAGTTCAATACAACAGACACAAGCAGTCTTCAACAGAAGTCTCTTGCATCTTATTCAATCATGGGCAATGGTACTTCAGAACAAGCAAATGCACAAGCAATTTATTACAAAGACACATCTGGTGTTTATGGTGGAACAATCACATGGACTGGAACAACTGCACCATCTGGAGCAACAACTCACACATACAGATGGACAAGAATTGGGAATCAAGTTTCAATCACAATATCACTTGTCTTTGCAACATCTGGAAGTGGATTGACTGGAGTGATAATGACTCTTCCATCAGATGCTCCATCACCACTTGAACCAACTGGATTGACTTCAGCATCTAATCCAATTTATGTTTCTACTTGGGGAGCATCACAGACTTTGACATCTGGCACTTTGGGGAATGCTCCAAGGAGTTTAATGAGAAATAATTCATCAAATAATGGATTTGAATTTGTTTCAAACTTTACTGGTTCAACAATAATCACTTGTTTTATTCACTGCCAATATACTGCACAATGATACACATCAGACAAAAACTTGACTTAACAAATAAAGTTGGAGAATTGATTGCATATTCTGTTGTTAATACAACAAATTGGGACAGACCATTGGAAGAGCATCCATCAATTGTGGAGAATCCAGATATCTTTGAGATAGTTGATGAAGAAATCCCAAGCCATGCACAAACTTTAATATATCAATCTTAATACTATGAAATCACCAGAACTTACCAATCTGCTCATTGGCATTGTTATTGCATTAATCACTTATGTAAGCAAGAGAATGATTGACAAGATGGATGCATTTGAACAGAAGTTGTCTGACATCTTGATGTCTGATGTTGCGAACAAGAAAGACATTGAAGCAATCAAATCAAATATCAATGACCATGAAACCAGACTTCAGAAACTTGAATCATAAATGGTTCTGCATTCTTTATGTGATTATTCTTGGAGCAGTGATTTTATTGAATTTGAGAATGGCAATTGCTATGCTATATCTAACAATCATTTTTTTATTATTATACATTCACAAAAACACAGACACATGAATTCAACATTCTTATCATTGAATCTTCTTGATTTTGCAAAGGGACTTTTCATTGCAGTTCTGACATCAATCATCACATTGCTTTACACCAGCATTGAATCTGGAGCATTGACATTTGATTGGAAATTAATCGGAACAACTGCATTGACTTCTGCTCTTGCTTACATCATGAAGAATCTCTTGACAAATTCTCAAGGAAAGATTTTGTCTAAAGAAACAAAGTCGGTTGGTTAGTAAAAAAAGAAAGGGATGTGAAAACATCCCTTTGATTCTTTCAAACTAAAAAAGCCCTATCAAATTTAACTATTCAAAAATAGTTAGTATGAGATATTATATTGTTGTTTTTGTTGTTTTGCTTTCATCATGTTATTCACAAAGGATTGCCAATAGGCAACTGAACAAAGCATACATTTACCATACTGGTCTAACTGCACAGAAATTCTCTGAATGGTTTCCATGTGAAACATTGCAAATTGATTCTTCAGAGAAGATTGAATACATCTACAAGACAGACACACTTCTCAAATACATACTTACCGAGACAGAACCAATCAACAGAATCTTGAGAGATACCTTGATAAGGTACTACAATGGATGTGATTCATTAAAGAAGGAATTGAAAAGAGGAAAGAATCTTATTGACCATCTCACAGAGCAAATCAAAATAAAGCCAATTGTTTACTACAAGACCATTGTTGATTCTGCAAGGAATGTGTCACTCCAGACACAACTCAATGAAGCAAATCAAGAACTGAAGAACAAGTCAAAGAGTTATCTGATGTCTCTCTGGTTCATCATTGGACTTCTGATTGCTTTGATAATTTCTTTAATCATTAATTTTTTCAAATGACACCAAGCAAAAAAGCAGTTGACTTAATCAAACTTTTTGAAGGATTTTCTTCCAAGAGTTATTTGTGTCCAGCATCTGTCTGGACAATTGGCTATGGTTCAACCATGTGGAATGATGGAAAGAAAGTCAAATCTGGAGAGACCATAACACTTCAAGGAGCAGAAAATTTGTTGCTCTGGGAACTTCAGCAAAAGTCATTTGTCTTGAAAGGTCTTGAACTTAACCAGAACCAAGTTGATGCAGTGATTTCATTTGTGTACAATGTTGGAGCATCTGCATTTGGTAAGTCCACACTAAAGAAAAAAATGAAAGTCAATCCAAATGACCCAACCATCAAAGATGAATTCATGAAGTGGAACAAGGCAAGAGTTGGTGGAAAGATGACAGAGTTGAAAGGACTGACAAGAAGGAGACAAGCAGAATCAAATCTATACTATGAAGACTAACATTGCAAGAGAGTACAGAAGAAAGCATCCAGAGATGCCAACACTTAAGTTGGCAAGAATTCTATTTGGTGACCATCCATTGCTCTTCAAAGATGTTGAAGATGCAAGGCAATTTTTGAGAAGGATTGAGGGAAAGACTGGAGCGAAAAAATACAAAGCAGATGTTGAAGAGTTTCATGTGGAACATAGACCAAAAAATCCATACAAGTTGCCAGAGTCAGATGAAGTGAAGTATGAACCATTTGTCTTCCCACATCATGACAGAATTGGAATCTTGTCTGACATACATCTTCCTTATCACAACATGGATGCTTTGACAGAAGCATTGACTGAACTGAAGAAGAATAAAGTGGATGCAGTTCTTCTGAATGGAGACACAATTGATTGTCACCAGTTGTCAAAATTTGTCAAAGACCCAAAGAAGAGAGACTTCAAATATGAGATTGATATGCTGAAGGAATTCTTCAACAGATTGGATGAAATACTTGGGGCAAAGATTTACTTTAAGATAGGAAACCATGAAGCAAGGTATGAGCATTTCTTAATGATGAAAGCACATGAATTGAGAGGGATTGAAGACTTTGAATTTGCCAACATTATCAAAGCAAGAGAGAAAGGAATTCAAGTGATTGCATCAAACCAATTCATGAAGATTAATTCCTTGAATGGAATTCATGGACATGAATACTTTGGTGTGACTTCTCCAGTGAACATTGCAAGAGGTCTCTACATGAAAGGAAAGACATCTGCTTTTCAAGGACACAATCACCAGACATCAGAACATACAGAGACAGACATGAATGGAAACATCACAACCACATGGAGCATTGGATGTCTTTCTGAATTGCATCCTTCCTACATGCCATTGAATAAACACAATCATGGATTTGCATGGATAGAATGTGACAAGAATGGAGTTGACTATAAGTTCCACAACAAAAGAATCTACAATGGAAAAACACTCTGACCAAGAAGAAGAACTTCCAGAAGAAGAAGGAGTTGTTGAATTCACCACAATAAGTGAATACATCACTTGCTCTTGTTATGCAATCAACACTATGATTGAGATTGATACTGCTCTGATGTCAAAGGAAGATGAAGAGAGAATCAAGAATACAATTAGAAGAAGTTTGCTGATTATTGATTCATGCATTTATGATTTATACTATGAACTTTTTGATGAAGAATAGGTCTTTTCTGTCCCTTTTGAAGACTTCTCCAGATATTTCTGGAGATTTTTTTTTGCTCTGAAACCCTTGTCAATCCTACATTCTTAAAATTATTTTGAAAAAAAATAAAAAACTTTGAAAAAAGATTTGTCAAATCAAAATGTCATCATACATTTGAATTCAGAAAGCAATCAATCAAACTAAAAAACAAAAGCCATGACAAACTTCACACTTCAATTCGGAAAGTACAAAGGACAACAATTCTTATCAACTCCAGCATCTTATCAGAACTGGTTGACACAACAAGACTGGTTCAAGATTCCAACCAGAAAGTCAATAAAATCTTGGGGAGTTTATTACATCCCAAACAAAGAAGGTAGAATGTATGCAAATCTTTCTGCTGAATTGATTTCTCAATTTGATGACCAAGAGAGAGCAATTGAATTTTGTGATAATTGCAACATGAGTGGATATCTTGATGAATTGCATTCTGGATATTCTGTACAACCAATCTGGTAATTCACAAAGGGGTGCAGTATCCTTACCAACTGCATTTGATTTAATCAAATAAAAATCTTATCTTTAATCAAAAACAAAAAACATGGAGACAACAAAAACAAGAGGAGGAAAGCGAACCAATGCTGGAAGAAAACCATCTGGAAACCGAAAGCAACCAATTACAATTTACATCACACCAGATGTCATTGCACATCATGGAAAGGTAAATTTAAGAAACCAGATTCATTCATTCATAAAATC